CCTTCGAGCCATCTTCTAGTGCTATGCCAGCCATATAGAGTGCACTTCCATCTTGTTACCTAAACAAGTACTTAACTTTTTTACCTTGCTCTTCTCGCCATTCATACCATCCGGAACATGGAACAATTACTCGATGCTTTTCAAAAGAGTGCGTAAAAGTTGGTTTTATCGAGACAGTTTCAGCTTGAGCGTTAATGATAATTCGCTTAGCCCATGAAGGTTTTATTCCCCAAGAGAGATCCATCTGAACCAGCTCCCCCCTTCTGGATACCGACCGCAGAAACGTCTTGGGTAGGCCTAAGGTCATTATTAGTGTTTGTTTTAAACTTGATTCCTAGCTTCTCGCAAACAATAACACTGAGCGGATCGTCAATTACATTTAACCTGCCACACATTTCCCAAACTCCTAGCTTTGTGAAACTAAAAGTTTAGGAAAGTTTTACACCAGAGTAAGCTCTAAATACGCAAAAACCTTAGCTTGCGCGTAAGATAGAGGCGGGTTCAGATTTATGACCGCCCCTTTTTGGATTTAGTATGGACATGTCGCTTGGTATTTGCTGAGCAATTTGCGCACATTTTCCCATAGCTCGATCAAATCTCGGTACTCGAGATAGAAGCCGCTATCGATAAACTCAGAACCGCTAGATTCAAACCACGGCTTATCTTCACCTTTACCCCCTATTCCCAATTCAAACTTCGCGCAGAACTTTCCTCCCTTTGGTCTTATCTGGAATTTAATGTGATATGTCCAATGGGTTTCTGCCGGGCAACGTTTGTAAAGTGCGGGTAGCCAGCCGGAGTCGTAGAAGTTGGGTAAACAGGTTTCAGGGAGTTGGTATTGAGCGGGAGGAAGTGTCGGCATGGCGCTGCGGAGTTGATTGGCCATCTGATTGAATGCGTTGATATAAGCTTCTTTTATCTGTGCTGCTTTCTTTCCCGTAAAACCCATGACCAAAAACATGAAACCGTCTTTAGTCATTTCATACAACGGTAAAGAGCGACCTCTTCTATCTTGGTATTCATTGCCCGTAAAATTGCGGTCAATGAAATCTTGCGAACATTCAAGACTTCTTAGCTTACGTAAAACATCATCATGGCGCTTGTTAAACGCTTCTGCGACTTTAAGAGAAGTAGTACGGACTTTCTCACCTTGGGTAAAGACAAGATCAGATACAGTCAGGGTGAGAGAAGTTGTGTCAGGCATGATTGCCTCCTTGAGATCTAGATTTGCTAAATCACCACTCAAAGGTACCAATCTATGGGTGGTGAACTGAACAGGGTTGGTACTACCGCTCTCAAGGACACGGCGCGCCGAAGCGCCCCCGCCCAGCTCACCATAATTCAGTCGCATTTTGCCCAATAGCTAAGCAAAACCACCATGTTTAGGTGTGCCGAAGCCGCACATAAAAAAACCAGCAAAAAGCTGGCGACTATGCGCCTTGAGAAAACAAAACGGGGTACCAATCCCGGCACTGGATTTTGCCAGTGCTGTTACAGGTTAACGATGTGGAAGATCGGTGTCAAACGTTTCATAGCGCTTCCAAAGCACACTTTACGTATTCAAAACATTAAAAAGTTAAAGTTTTTAACTTTTTAATGTTGCGTTATAAATGCAATCTTGTACTATGCTCTTCACAAGTTGCAAAAAGAAGTATTTGTTGCGCCTAACAGTCAATGTGGCTGCTTCACATCATAATAATATGATGAGGATTTATCATGAAAGATAACAACCACGAAGCAGTACAAAAAGCTGTGTCAACACTTGAAAACTTGATTGAAGTATTTGAAAAGAACAACGAAAAAACGCTAGCTAATGAAGCGAAGAAAGCACTGGCGGTCTTGCACGATGAAGTTAACAAAAAGTCTACTTTGAGTTTCATAGACATTGTGCAAGCCATTTCAACGGTGACCTCTATTGCTGAGCTGATTTTGCAATTACCTGCGTTCGTTGAAGCGATTAAGACATTATCGCTTCCTTAGCACAGCTTATTTCATTCATTCGCTGGCAAGCGGATGAGATTGAGTTTTCACGAACCATGAGCATGTCAACTGTTCTTGGGAGGTGAACACTTACCTGTAGCGATAGAGCCGCTACCAATAGCTTATTTTTGAGTCCACTTATAAATTTCACCAGTGGAGGATGGTGAAGCTACAACGACTAAAAAAATTTAATGTATTTAAGGAACAAGTTATGAAGAATTTTTCTCTTCTATCCCAATTCGCGTAATACATTGATCGTTAGCAAAAAAGTGATGCAGTCGCTTTTTTGTATCCGGCGCTCACTTATCTGACTATAGTGAGTTCAAGTAACAAGCAACCTATTCAATTCGTAAAGGAGGTAAAAGATGAACAAATTTATAATTGTTGAAGGTCTCGATGTAAATAGAATCACCGAAGACGTTATCAGCGATATATTGATTGGGCTTCGTCGTACCATCCAGAGCGAGCTAAAGTTACGCGTAGTGACTATTCAACTGAGCGGTGTCGTTGAACTAGGTTTTTCAATTTGCAACAAACATTCATTTCACTTGAAGAATACGTCAGCTGTATTCCAGAGTTACGCTCAGTTGTGGTCGTCGCTATGTCACCACAAAGCGCGTGGGCGGTCATATTATTTTATCTAATCAATTATTAATGAAAAGGTAACTTATTATGAAAACCACATACTTCGCCGGTATCAAAATCAAAGGCCTCAGACTCGAGAATTCTCTGAGTTTAACTAAAACTGCGGAGATACTAGATATAACCCCATCTTACTTATCTCTAATTGAAAATGGCAAAAAGCAACCATCTAGGAAAATATTAGCAAAGGCAGCTAAACAGTTTGGTGTTTCCATTGAGTCATTTACTGAAAGTCCACAACTACTAAAAGACCTTGAAGAACTTACTAAAGATTCTGATTTGTCAGAACTTATCACAGTGTTTGATACCTTAATCAAAAACCGTTCTTAGGCTAAACGCTTGATATATAGATAGATTAAAATGATGTGGGTTACTATTATAGAAAAGGCATATTGCCGTCGATGATGCCTCGATCGTCGCGATTCCACCAAAAAAGAAAGGTACCGTTATAGAAGTTCAGTACCCAAGATATAGCCAGTTGGTAGCGGGGCTAAACGATGACTTTTGGTTCTTGGCTGAAACTACAGAATCCATTGTATCCACTAATTTAATCTTACCTTCTGTGCTAAAAGCTAGATAACAAATGGATCTCTACAACTAGCTTTCTGGCCACTTCAAGAGTTTCATCCTTTTCGCTATGTAGCGATACTTGATTGTTTATCTGTATTAAGCCATGCAAGTAATCAAGCATCGCTATTAAGTCATGAAGTAGATTAAGAACCGTTCGGCCATGTACTCCGATAAGTTGGTCTAAGGCTTCATCTGAATGATAGCTCTTAGGCTCCCCGCCTAGCACGTGAACAATTGTTGCGCGCATGTATCGATAAAGAGGTGCAAGATCATGATTATAGGTTTGCATCATTTAATACCTTATTATGATGCTTTAGCTTTGCGTTAAAGAGCTTTCTCTACAATTGTCCTAAACCGAATTATCGAGTCAAGTCACTTTATAGAGCCCTGCAGAACTGCCGCTTGTTACTTCAACCTGTGCGTTCCGGGTTATTTCGCCTACCACTGCATTGGCGATAGCTTCTGCGAACTTCCCTGCCATGGCGAATTCGCCCTCTAAAACAAAACCTTGCGCTTTCAGCTCGGTTTCTAGTTTTTGTTTTAACGATGGTTTAGTTAGTGCCATTACGATTTCCCTGCAAATACGGTAGTTGATACATCTACGTGTGGTTTCCCTATGAATGGGCAAATACTTTCACCAGTACAAACACCTTTACCGCCATTGAATTTGATTGTGTCGGCATCTTCGGTGATGTTCTGGGCTTCAATGATGAGGTCTTTGCCTACGGTTAAACTCATTTGCCCTTTGATGTCCTGCACTTGGTCTTTGAGTATAGTGATCTGCTCACTCTGCTTTACTACCACCTTACGCAGTCGCTCAATGATGGCAGTGTAGTTGGTTGCATTTACCGCCCTATCGACACAATTCAAAGTGGCGTTTTTATCTGTAGTGCTCTCGAAGTTTCCATCTTGGTCGACTAGGTGGTAAACACCTTGGCGTTGTTGGTATCGGCTTTCACCCTCTTTGATACCTGGCAACTTGAATCCAAGCGGAAGAACGCAACGAATAAAAGGCTTGTCCGGTTGGCCGAACATAAAGCCTAGCTCTACGATGCTACCAATTGCGGGAGGCTCTAGACGGCCAGCATGATCACCAAGACCTGGCACCGGAAGTGGTACCGCCTGCAGTGGTGGTTTATCTTCGTATTCCATGCCCTTTTCATCGAGTAGCTGCACATCCACGGCATAATGAGGATAAAAGCGATCAGACAAATCACCTTCTTCTGGCAGCTCTGGTAGTGCGACTACCTTGCCCCACCTTGGCAAATGCCACTGGCCTGTGAACTCTGGAAATAACCGGAAGATAATGCGCTTGATAGTATTCACATCCATGTTAGCTTTGCCTCCGTTCCTTCGAACTCAACACCAACTAATCGAAATCCATTCACGACAACACCTGGCTTCAACTTTGGAATAGCCGGTATCTTTACCGACTTATTTGCCGTGTGGTTCGTCATAAGTGCACTTGGTATAGTGACGGGTTTATCTGCCCAGAATGAATCCTTCCAACTGCCTACGAAAATTTGCCCATTTCCTTGTTGCTGCCAGAACAGGCCATCAACGCTGAACGCTTGGGCCAATTCGTCTATGACTCGATAGCCGTTGCCGTCACTATAAAAACAAGGAATCGCCGTTTTGCTGTAGGCTTTCTCAGGCACTACAAATTGAAGGCCCGTTTTATTGGTCACTTCGCTAAGCAGCTGCATCAATGTTGGGTGACGCATGATGATGTTAAGTGGCTTATAAAATATCGCCGCTAATTCGCGGCAAAATACTTTAGACCAACCTTTTTCGGCTGGCTGAACTCGTTCGATGTAACCAAGAAAGACTCGGGTAATATCATCACCCCAGCCTAAATCCACGGCGATGATAGTATTTGGCTCTGGACTGCCTTCAACGGAGAGTTCACAGCGACCTGGTGTATTTTCACTAAAGACGATGCGATGGCTTTTCACCTTAGCTTTGTCTTTACCAAGGTAAGCGCGGCAAAGAAACTTGTTGTTTGTTGTCATACGTCACCGCCTTTTAAGCCAAAGCATTATCAACCGCTTTGAGCACCTTCATAACACCAGTAAGTTCCACTTCTGTACCTGGCGGCACATTGTCACTTTGTCCAGCTTCAACCGGAGTATTTACACCTTGCACTTTTTGCTGCGCGGCGGGGTTGTCCGGTTGGCGTTGTTCCACTCGCTCTGGTACCGAAAGGTGCTCGACCAGTTCAAACGAAACGCTCCATTGCCTGTGAGAATCTTGCTCATCAGCACGAACGACACCTTGGAATTTCACTTGGCGAATTTTCAACGCTTCTGCCGTTTTGTTGCTAATGCGGTAGATTTGGCGAGCATCGTTTTCTTGTGCTTCCGCCATGCTGAATAAGTTGGTTAATAGCTGTTTCTTGGTAAATGGGATCACACCTTTTACGGTCAGAATTTTACCTTTGCTACCCGTTTCCGCTTGATCGGTAGCCGAGGTCTGGCCGGACATATCCTGTCCGGCCAATTGCTGACGAACACTAATGCGTAGGTTCTTTAAAGGGAGCTGGTTTCCGCTTAGAGTTAGCATATATCACCCGAATATACTGAACTTAGTTGGAGCGGAATAATTAACAACAATCGAGTGATAATTATTTGATAGCGCTGAGTTGGTTGGCAATGATGGCGTAACTGAAATTGGGTATTCGTTTACTTCCATTCGTTCTTTTAGCCGTATCGTGTACCGACCATTGCCATCTGGCGTAACACTCTCAATGTTAAAGCCATTGATTATGGAACCATCTTCATCAATGAGCGCCTTAAACTTAACTTCATCATTATTGTTATCTGACTGAAAGTTTTGATGATCAATAACACAGTCAATCCGGTCTAGCGATGAAACCTTGTGTTTATCAACATTAATAAATTTAAAGCCATTCGCACAGGCTTTCGAAATTGAGCCACCTTTCACAGTCACTTGAACCGCATCAGCAATAATATTTGTCTTATCATTTGCTACCATGTCATCGTTACCGATCACATCATTATCTATCCATCTAACATACTTGAACCCTTTTATTTGGAAAGAAGATGATGCCCCCTCTTTACTCTGTAAGTTGTTGCCATTTTGGGCGTACAAATAACCAGACTCTGGGTTGACTACGAAATATAGTGGCGTTCCCTTAGTGATATAACCACGATTATCTGACCAGTTCATCACAGCAATTCTTGGCAAGTTTTCTAACGTATCCACGTCACACGTTGTATAGCACGTTGCTCCTATCGACTCAGCATGAACAACGACATTGTTTTTATGCTCATCGAACTTTTCTATTTTCAAGTTACTACCACTGGAGGTAGGCTCAATCGCCATACCGGAGCGATTGTATTTCGTTTCAATGGTTACTGAGTTCGACGAACGTTCAACGTGGTTAATAATAATGCCTGCAGCCATAGGCCGAATAACAATGCCACCGAGACTGTCAATTTTTCCGTCAATGGTAATGTTGTTTGCTTTGATATAGTCACAGGACTTGGCAGGTCTAAACACAAGCGCTCGAATCTGTCGACGGGTAGAAATGTCGCAGTGACTGACCTCAACATTTTGCCCTGCCAAATTTGCACCACCAAGAACTTCACAGTGCTTCACTGAAAGCCCTTCTATATTTTCATGTGAGTCCAATGCTGCAACGGCATTCGCATCTACATCATCAACAGCAATTTTCAAGCCTCGCAAGCGAATATTTCGGTTAGGAATATACCCACCACACGCGAATGAATGACGTCCTCCAGTTGCCGAACCACCTCGGAACTCAATATTCTCACTCGATGCAACCAGACAAGAGTAGCTGGTTCTGTTATCAACATCGTATGACTTGGAAGCAAATTTGGTACGCTGAGTAACCACTTCACCGTTGTAACAGTGAGATACTTCAAAACATCGGTTCTTGAAGCCTCTAGCACTGATTTTCTTAACGTCAATATCAGCGCATTCATAAAGCATTATGCCAACTTGGTTGGTTGTCATCGTCAGATCTCACAACGTCAAATCGATCGCATTGAAGCTCCGGCATAGCCATCAAGAACACTTTAGTTTCAGCGGCAAGATAGGAGTCTCTCAGCATTGTGGCCAAACGAACTTTGCTACCTATTACTGACTCAACGACGGCAAACTCCCCCTTTTTATACTGTGGGCGAGTTGATACGTATGCCTCATTAGACATTAGCAATATCTTGGCACCAGGTGTTAACGATAGCCCCATGACATCAATTTCTATTGACGATGCTTCAACATCTGCTAACAAACTAACTCCGCCTTGGCGTTGGTTTACATCCCAATACATTGATGTGTCACCACCTACCGGATATGGTAATCCAGAAACCCAAACCGCAATTTCATCTTTGAAATTAGCATCAACAATGACTTTCCCTTTACCACTTGTTTTCAAATCAATCGCATATTGGTCAACAACAAACACATTGCCATCGATAAGAACCGGAACGTCCACATCTATTTCTCGTCGAGCGTTTGTCTTCATATTGAAAAATCGCTGAAGGCCTTGAGTAGTAGCATTTGTGCTTGACCATTTAGCAAATGGACATTTTGAAAGCTCAGGAAATCCATTATCCAAGAAGTATGATTCACTATTGATTTGGATGATCATATTCTCCAAATCAATGTCATTTATCACACCACTCTTTGGCCCCGATATGATTTCAAGGAAAATCGATATTTCTTTTGTTCCAAACTCATCACTGATTAAGTAATCGGTTATTTCAACCGCAGTTTCTCCACCGATACTTTTCCCAATCAGTTCGTTTTTTCTACCAACTATATGACTGTGATAGCCAGAAAGCATCGCAGTCTGATTACGCTCTCTCTTGAGTACTTCACCTTCAGACCTCAAATCACTCACCGAGCCATCACCCAACACCTGGGCAACTTTACAAACAAAGTGCTTCACGCCATTTGCGTCGGTGTAGTCGTCTCTCTCTTCTGCAGTAATAACGAAATCAAACAGGGTGACTTGCTCACCTGCTGGCGTTCCTTCGCGGTGCGCGTCTACGTAGATGAACGATGGTTTGTTAGGGACTTGAACATTGCGATCAAATTCGAGCATGACACGGTTGCCCGATACATAGCCCGCACCCGCCTTGATGTTGAACGCGCTCGCTTGAGGTGTGACCAAGAAGCCATCTTCAATGAACCAGTCTTTGCCGTTTTGGTCGATGATAGCTTGGGCCACATCGTCGTCCATTTTTTTCATACGTGGCGTTGCGTTGTACTGCCACGATGATGCGTCTACCGTGATGTTGGTAATTTCAGCAATGTCTTTGTACTCAAGTACGACAGAGCGGACCAAGGTATTGCCTGCAACACCGGGTTCGTCGGCTGACTTTGGAGTTAGTGCATGATGGTCGATTGTGACTAATACGCCATATTCTGAGCAGTACGCACCTGTCCAGTTAAATTCGAACGGGCCAACGTCACTGGTCAATGTCGTGCTGTAAATGACCAAGTCGGCAGAGAGGCGGCCACGCTGTTCGACACCTTCTTGGTGGACAACATGGTCAGTTGGTACCACATCATCTGGCTGTGGGAACTCTGGGCGATTAGGCACATTGGCAAAAATCATCTTGTCGATGATCAGTGGCTTTTCTTCGGCATTCAGTTGCGCCAACAGTGCTTTACCTGCGGCTGTTAAAATTGACTTATCAGTGGTATTTGCCATTTTTATTGATTCCTTAGCCCTTCACTGTGGCTTGGTAATATTCACAATCGACATTGAGCACACTTGGTAACATGCCAACGTTTAGTCGTGACTTAACGTGTGACGCTGAGTATTGCGCTTCAATGTTCTTGCTTCGCGCTGCCAACGGCATTTCGACATAACTGGTGTATTGATAACGGCGACAGGTACGCCCATATTGACGTACTACTGTGTCTAATAACTTCGGGACATTGGTTAAATCACCGTCTCGAATCTTTAGACTGATCACATCCCAATCGACATTCACTAACCTTTCATCTTGTGCAATGTGCGGATAACCGAGCTTTGCAAACATGTCTTCCCAGCCGGATACCGAACCTGCATCACGGGCAAAACCATAAGCATGAGCCACACGGATTCGAAACAGTTCTTCGGGCTCTTGGCCGAGCTTTTCTACGCCACGTTGCCAAGCAAGAATATTGACTAAAGCCATTGGTGCGGTAAGTGGGTCATGTTGCTGTAGCGGCATTTCAAATGCGGCTTTCACATGCTCCCAATAATTGCGCATGGCTCGGGCAAACTTAGCGAGTTCGCCTCTACCCATCCAGTAACGAAGGTTTATCTCAGGTATTTTCAATGGAAACCTCCAACGTCTGAATGCGTGGCACCGTTAGGTTGTTAATGATGTCGGCGTTATCGAATTCGAGTGATTCAATCTGTGCAAACTGTCCGTGTAGCTCTTGGCCTAATTTGGAGAAACTAAAGCGCAATACCGGATTGGTAACGGTTGGTGAATAATCGGTGTTCTCACGGAATGCCGCACCTATGAACTTTTCAACGGCCGCTTTTAACTGGGTGCGCTCATCCATTGTGAGTGAGCGAAGCGGCCACACTCGGCAAACAACATTGGCCTGCGTTTCTGGCATCGCCATCACCTTCAGATCATCACCATGGCCGTGTTGCCCTTGCTCACGAATATAAGCATTCAAATCCGCAAGCATTTCTGGGGATGGCTCACCCGTATCAAGCAAAATGTAGGAATTGGCAGTACCTGGCCCACGTGGTGCGTTATGCTCGAAATACACATTGTCATCGTTAATGCCTGCACGACTTGTTAGCAATGAACGGTAAGCCGCATCTATGTGCCATTTAGCAACTGCGCTCCACTGGTTGCGGATACGTAAGCGAAGTTCATCTTGCTTTCTTTATCTGCACCCGCCTCGGTTAGCCATTCGGCTGGGTTCGTTGCTGTTGCAATTCCTGGTATCGCAGTCGGAAGAATATGGTAATAACCTTCGCCAAGGTTGTAGGCCGCGCCTTCACTTTCCGCTTCCACTTTCGCCATGATCATGGTTTCGTTTTCTGGCAGCGTGGTATCAGCAAGCACACGAACGCGGTAGATATTGCCGTTGATCGGTTCGGTCTGAATCCAAGTATCTTTTGGAATAACTAACGCAGGCCCTTTTGCGGCGGCACGTTGGAAGGCGATCAAACCTTTCGCTTTGGTTGCCCCTTTGCGAGTCAGTTTGCATTGCCAAGCGAGTAGGTCTAACCATTGGTCGACTGCAGTCGCCACAAACATATTTGGCAGAACATAACCCACCAATAGCGTATTGATGAGCCACAAGGTGACTTTCACCACGGCCGATTCAATCAAGCGCCAGAACGGAGAGAAAGGCGAATCATTAGAGATAATGCACTCTTCCTTTTCCATCTCTTCTTTAAGCACTTTTTTCCAACTCGCGTCATCGGTAGGAATACCGGATTGCTTGACCAGCTCGGCGTAATCTGGTTTTGGAATATCAGACATTGGTTGTCTCCGAAATTGTGATATCAAGCGTTACGTCGCCAAAGTCTGCAGTCGTGGCGAAAACATAAATGGTGCCTTCCGTTGGCTCTTCTAATCGCACGGTACCAGGTACCAAACGAACATCTTCTTCAACCAACAACTCTAACTTGGTGCGGATATCCGCTTTCTTTGAAGGGCTGCGCTCTGCGATGAGCTCAACCGCTAAATTGCTTTCGATAATGGCGTGCTTAATGTCTTGGGCGATCACCGCATGGTCTTGAATCAATACAGGGTTACGGCCTGCATCGAGCACCACATCACCGCTTTCAATTAGGATGTCTTGATAGAGGTAATCCGCCATTAGCCTGCCGCCATTTCTAATTCACTCGCCATGTCCTGTGGACTGTTCATGTAAGTTGGATAAATCGCCACGCCACCGTAGTTGGTTGAACTGGTTTGATAGTTGGCAATGCTCTTGGCCGTGCCACCTAGCTGAACTTGTGCGTATGGTGTCGCGCTTTGGACTGACTTAGATTTCACTTGAACAGATTGATCATCACCGCCGAAACCTGGTAGCCAATCAACGAGCCCTTTCAAGTTTTCCCAAATACCCGCCAACTTCTGAGTGAACCAACTAAAGACGCTGCCAAAAATGTTACGCATTGATTCGGCCATTTCCCCAATGAAGGCAAAGCCACTAGTATCGGTAAAGCCACTCATCACCCATTGCCAGCCTGCTTTGATGAACTCAAACATGGCTCTAAATGGCATGGTGATTAATGTGAGTGTGCCCTCTAATACTTGGAACCAAGTTGTGTCACCAAACGAGGCTTTGAGATCATCCCAGTAATAAATCAGCACACCCACTGCTGCTGTTGCGGCAATGACGGCCCCCACAATCAAAATGATTGGGTTAGCTGCAATCGCGATATTAGCGGCAAGCATCGCTACACGTAGCCCCGCCATGCCTTTGGTGAGTAAGAAACTCACACCTATGAACAACTTCATAGTGAGCATGTAAGTCGCCATGGCTTGCTTACCCACACCCATCATCAAGGTAAATGCGCCGCCTGCCGCTGCTGCGCCTAAAATAGCCATGGCTGCAAAGCCAATGTATTTGGTCAGATTCGGGAACATCTCTGTCCACTCGATGATTTCCATCGCGCCATCGGCCAAGCTCGACACCACTGGCAAGAGAGAAGGCAACAACGCCGCACCAAAAGCTGTTCGAACAGCAAACACGCCTTGTTCGAGTCGCTCCCATTGGTCGGTCATGCTGTGGGCCATCTTAATGGCCGTGTTAAGATTGCTGGCATCATTTAGCTCTTTGACGCTCGATTGGAGATCACCCGTCTTTCCGATCAAGTCTGTGATAAGCAGAACGGCCTCATCAGAGCCGAAAGCCTGTTTTATCTAGTCGATTTCAAGCGAATCTAAATCACCAAACTGGTTGCGCAGTTTCGACATGATGTCGAATATTGGCAGCATCTTTCCGTTGCTGTCGGTAAATGCCATGCCTAACTTGTCTTGCGCTTTGACCACGCCGCTCATAAAGGCTTTGTAACGAGTCCCTGCTTCACTGCCAGACATAGAGCCTTGCAACAGGCCAAGAACGGCCATTTGCTCTTGAATGGCTACGCCATGAGTTTTACCCAATGCGCCAACACCCTTGAACGCATCCGACATGCCTTGACCTGTTGTTTTGAACATCTCGACAGATTTGGCGGTCATGCCTGCAACTTGCTCGGCCCAGTTATCTTTGCCAATCCGATCCGCTTGGTCTTTGAACACCGAATACATGGTGCCCATGTAGTTGGTAATGGTGGCGGTATCTGCTTTAGTCGCTGCGGCTAAAATAGCCGAGCTTCTAGTGACACCCGCCAGTTCATCACCTGTCATGCTGCCCATCGCAGATTTAATGTCGTAAGAGGCCGCCACGAATTCAGTGGCCGACTTACCGTACTCAACCGAAAACTTCATTGCGGTTTGGGCAAGGGTTTTTAGTTGATCATCGGCAACGCCAAGTGATTTCACTTCACCTAACGCCCTGTCCATTTCAATCGCTGGCATCAAGGCTTGTTGCAATGCGAAACCAGCACCCACCATGCCTGCCGCACCTGCCACCATGGTATGAGTACCTTGGCGATAGGTGTTGGTGACATCATTCAATTGACGTTGAATATTACCCAGAGGTTTTGAAATCTGGTCAATCAATCCAACTTGAAATCTAAGTGCTTCTGGTAACATCAACAATTCTCGACTTACTTTGCGAACGGAAGCTTGGTGATTACCCGCTAAAGGCTTTGGCTACACCGCTAGCGGTGACGGCTTGCATGTTTTCCCAATGGTTCTTCTCTAACCAAATCGCATAAGCTAGGTTCTGATCAGTGTCCGGCTCATTGGGTAGCCACTTTCGCCGCCACGCATACATTTTTTGCCTGTCGCTGCTGTCAATGGCAGCGACAAGCCCATCTATTTTTTTACCGAGATGGAAAGCTTAGGTGCGTACTCTTTAAGAACCGCGCCATAAATCTGCGTTGCCGCACCAGGGTTCTTCTGAGTCAGTTCACGCAGCGCATCTTTTGAGCCTTCGCTAACACAGCTCATCAAGAAGTTATGGGCCGCGCTACTCGCATCACCTTGTAAGATGGAGTTTTGCGCTTCGTCGTACTCAGCTGGCGTTGGGTTGAACTCAAGGTCTGTTGTACCAACGGTTAAAATAATTGGTTTTGTCATGCTACTTCTCGCTTTAAGGTTTCATAGATTCGGGTGAGTCCGGTTTCTAATTGACGCTCTAATCGTTCAAAACCATCTTTCACTTCTTCTTTGGTTGCGTAGCTTTCTGCTACGTGGGTTTTATAGTCGGCAAGCTCTTTTGAGAGAGAGAACAGCTTGCCGATCAATGCTCCGGTCAACATCACCAATAAGGTGGCAAGGGCAACCAGCGCGGATAGCCAAGTTGGGTCCATCGCTATTCCTTCTGTGGGATTTCCTTCAAGCGTTTGCCCTGAAGTGCCGCGACAATGTCGTCAACGGTTTCTTGAAGAACATCGTTTGTGCTCAGGCCTTTTAGCGTTTCCAAGCCCCAAACCACCAAGCGAGTAGCAAAACGCTCAAGGATGATTTTCCAACCGATTTGAAAGAACAGTCCCTTCAATACTTCGAGTAAGGTTTTGCCGATAATTCCTGTTAAAAAGCTCATCAATCTTCTCCGACCATAGATTTGTATGCGTTTAGGTAATCCGCTTCTGTGGCTTTACCTGCGTGAGTGTTCCAATACTTTTTGGCGTATCTTGCAAGCCCTTCCAAGTCATCGGCTTGGGGTAAAGGCTCGGGAAAGCGAATCAAGTTCAAACGAGCCGCAGCCACTGCGAGCTGAAGTGAAATCACCATGTAGTTTGAATCGCTACCACATACAAGCTCACCGCCAACAGGCACAAACAGGGACAACGCTTCAAGTAGATGAGGTCGAGTTTTCCCTAGCCACTCAATCAGCCATTGAAAAGTAGCGGGCTCCATTTGAGTAAAACCGAGTGCTGGGCCACGAACTTGCTTTGAATAAGTCAACTTCCCAGACTCATGCGCCACTATCATTAAAATGAGGTTGATAGACGCTTGCGTGTTCATCTTTCCGTGTCCACCTGTTGCCATATCTAAATGGTCAAGAACAGGTTTTATGACATGCTCTACAAAGAGCTTTCCTAGTTTCATCGCTTAAATCTCTCTAAGTTGCTTTGGCACTGGGTGCAGTACTTACACCCTGGTACTTTTTGGCGGCGTTCTTCGGGTATTGGGACGCCGCATTCCTGTGCGCTTTCCCGTTGTTCCATTTGCTTAGCCCTTGCCAGTTGGTTGGCAATCGCCACCTCTGTGAATTGGGTTTCAAGGCCGCTGGCATGGTCGATAACATCAGACATTACGCCCCCTGTTTATTGAGCTAAAAGCTACTGAACCAAATCTTCGATTTCATCAGGGCGCAGGTATGGAACGCCGTTGATTTTCACAAAGTCAGGGCTAGTTACTTCGAACGGCAGTTTGTGAACCAATGCACTGCCACCATTTGAATCTGCGTCGAGAAGATCAGAGATTTTGATACGACAACCGAAGGCTTCAATTTTGAGCTCGTCTTTATCAATCTTGCCGTAGAACAGCGCGTCAAAATCAGGCATCCCACGCCAAGAGCCGGCTTGTTTTGCTGCCTTGCTCAACTGGTTGAATTGCTGCTTGGTAAGCTCCATTTCACCGCTTGCTTCTACATCACCATCGACATAACCATCAGGCACACCAGAGGTTTTATTGACAGCAGAATTATCGGTAATGGATAGAGTTACTTTTTGCGCTTTAAGCTTGTAGTCACCCATTGAAAAATGCATGTTCTTGCCAGAAATACGCATGCTCATGGATTACGCCTCCGCATCTGCAGGGTTAGAGAGATCAAGCCCTATATTGACAACAATGTGTTTCGGGCAGTTATGAGGGCGAACCATTAAGCCAATGTTTACTTTGGTTTTTGTCATCCACTGAATCGACACATCTTCATCACGTGGTGGCATGATTTCACCTGGGAACTGAATGCCGCCAATTTCAGTGGTCTTCGACATATCGCGCATGTCTTTACTGAAGTAAGTGCGGTTGAGCTCAATACTTGGTGGTGTTGAATTAAGGATTCGGTCAGCAATACGACGAATCGCTTTAATACGAACGCGGCGGTTTAGCTTGTGAACTGGGCGAACGTATTCAAGGAATTGATAGTCGCCGCCTTTCGCTTCGAGCGTAGAGCCATCAGTCCAGTAGATGCCTTCCATATCCGCATACCATTGCGGCAATGAATAACGCGCCTCGGCTAACGCTGAGATGGTGCTCACTTCTAGTGGTTTACCCGCGCTATCGACAGGCTTTTCACCAAGACCAAGCAAACTGCCTGTTGCAACGCGCATAGGGCTATCGGCTACAGTGACAGCGCGATCACATAAGCGACCACCAAGCACACCCACATTGTTACCGTTGAGTAGCGGCACTGGTGTAACCAAATTTGCGACCACATCTTTGACTAGGGTTAGCATGGCCGTTTCATAGTCTGACCACGTTTGTGCACCTTCACCTTCTGCCGTAATACCAGGACAAGCAGCAAGGAAGAATACCCAACGACCAAGTTTGCTCGTGAGTTCTGTCGCCTTGTCTTGCATCGCGGTGAAGTCGGCTTTGTCTGTCACAACATCGACAATACAAACCCCTTCAAAAGAGTCGGTACGGTTGGCAATGTCTACCGCTTCTTGCCAAGTCGCATCAGCCGCCAAACCGAAGATGGCACCCGTCCAGTTTTGTTTGCCATTGAGCTGCGCGGCTTTGACATTTGCGCCTAGCGCATCATCGGCCACCACATCATCAAGATTGGTCATGTTGTTTACGCGCGTGACTTTGCCTTGCAGTTCGGCTTTATCGGTGCGCCCGATGTAGAGCAGATGGCGTTCAATTTCTGGAATCCCGCCTTGTCCTAAATTGAAGTTGTTTACCTCTACCTTTCCGGTTGCCATTGGTTGTTTCCTCGCTTATTTTCGCGTCTTGGCCTGCTCAAAGATTTTTATGAGTTGGCGGGTTACTTCGCTTTCTTTACTGCCTAATATCTGGCGCTGCGCCAATGGGATGTCCCAAGCGGTGACACTAGGCTGATCGCTCAGCTCTCGGATAATTTGCCCGGCTTGGCCATGGGTAACGGTTTCCATTAACAGACGAAGGCTTGGCTTTTTCCGTCCTTTGCCGCTCTTTCTCGGTACCGTGGAACCCAGTTCCCTTAGCTTTCGCGCTTGCCCTTTGCTGCAAGGCGCGGAATAGTCTGGTGTTCCCCAACGCTTTTGCATTTGGCGCTTGGTCATCTTTTGCTTTTGACCAAGATGATGCCGAGCTGCAATTTTTGCGGTGAGCTTGTTGCTCCAAGTCAGGTCGAGCATGTTGGCGTTTCGTACATAAGGGGTTAATCCTTTTGCCAAGCGCCGCATCACCTTGCTGCGCTTCTTACCTTTTCTTGGTTCTATCGCTTGGCCGTGAATATCTTTTTGTTGCTGAATGCGTTTGCGTGTATTGGCTTTTTCCCAACGGCCTAGGGTTTTCAGTATCCAAACTCGCTTCTTTGGTGGCAGTGCTAACATGGCAAGCTTTTCTTGAATGTTGAGCACATCCCTTTGATTCGCATTACTTTGCGGTTTCATTCACCAACTCCGCTTCTTCTGCGGTGTAAATCTCTACGGCTTGAACTCGGTATTTGATTCCGCGCCAGGTAATCATTCCTGCCTCTGCATCTGGTACCAACTCGATGGGTTCCATCAGCTCAAGCTCTATGCTCACATCAGCCAGCTCACTGCTGATCACATCGACCGAAAGTGTTGGGTCTTCGAGCTCTTGTTCGTTGCGGTCTTCTTCATGGTCGCTTAACCAACAGGCCACAAGAGCAAGCAAACAGCGCGGGTCTAACAATCGGTGAGGAAATTCCTCTACCGAGATCACCGCGTTGTATTTCCAGTAACACGCGATGTAACCATCGTTGCCTCGGTCTTCACCACTTGGGACAATCGAGCCGTTCTCTTGCCAAGCATCAATTTTGTTATCAAGTACATTGCTATTGAGGTGGCCAACGATGTATTCCGTTAAATGCTCAAGCTTGGTTTTGTTGTAGGCCGTATTGCTCATATGACATCGATTCCATTGGCGCTCTCACCCAACAACTTCGCGACATCTTTGTTGCTTTGTTCCAAGAATCGGTCGGTTTGATTTTTCTCATCTATTGCGGTGTTGCTTCCCGCATCTCGCCTATCCTGTGTTGCGAACTCAGGCAATAGTTCTGTATGCGCCAGACCGTATACTGAGCGCTTGTAAAGCATTGTTTCAGCGAAACTAAAAGAAGGTGGTTTCCCATCTATCACTAGGCTCTTGAGCTTCTTTTGAATATCAAGAGAGGCAATTGTGACGGCGGCTTTCATGGAATCGACGTTGAAGGTATGAGGAATTCGTCGAAGCGCTCGGAACTCATCCGTCGATAAGTCAGGCCAACCGTCACCAGGAATCGCGTAGTTATTAGTTTGATCACTTTTTCCGCCAAAACTCATAAGCCTACCTTGTTCACTTTGATTCAATGGATGCGCCTCTAGCCACTGAGTCGACGGAATAAACGCAGTGATAAATCACTTGTTCTTCCTCGTCAGCCGAGGCGCGGTGGCGTAGGAGTTTTTACAGGTTGTTCCCTGATTCCAAAGCGCGGATTCGTTGTTCAATGTTGTCGATCATCGTGCCAACACCAATCGCTGCATATTGTTCGTGAGCTTCAATCAGCAAAGCTTTAGATTTTTGCAGAATCTCAACGTCACCTACTGAGGCTGCGTGAGGCTTACCTTTCTCGTTGCGTAGCAAATGTAATCCAGCAAACTTGAACCACTTAGCAGTCGGTTTTTCGTTGATGCTCCACTCTTTCTGGACCTTCTCGAACACTTTTGAGAAGTAAGGCTCGACTGATTGTCCCTTTTCAGCCATACGCTCAGACCAAGCCAATACTTCATCAGCACAGAATGTGGCAAAGTCACGCTTGAATCGCTCTGGTGTATCGAGTCCACGATCAATTGCAATGCCGCACCATTTGATTGCCGTTTCTAGATCTTCGATGTCAAATAACCAGATAACCATTTGAGCAAAGAGCGGGTTATCAAACTGTTCATCGCCTTCTAGATACGCTTCCACAGCTTCTCGATACTTGGGAACTAAGACGTTGCGCTTATGCGCTACCTTTTCATCGGTACGGTTGAACGTCTTCAACACCTCTAAATCGTTCTCCAGTTCTGCGAGTAAAAGGTGAAGACTGCTAGGAGTAGCGACAACATTACCCCGCTCTTGTCGCATTTCTTTCTCAAGGATTTGTTGTCGAGCTTTCGCGAATGGGCTAGCCATACGTTACCCCTGCACAGGTTCAACAATTTCCACAGCTTCAATAGCCGCGAACTTGCCAAAATTACCGACGGCGTAACCTTCCATACGAATATGGTTGGACTCAAAACGAAGCCGATCAGTGTTGTTCTCTTGCTTACGCCATTGAGTGCCAGTTTGCGTCAGGATTTGCAGATTCTTTAGGTTAGTAACCCAGATGGCATTCGCAGGGAAAAACGGAGGTGTATACGCCTTTTTACCAGCAATAGTTTTAGCAAGAGATTGCGCGGCCTTGTGTTCTGTCGGTGTATCCGCGGATTCCAACAAGCGATGCTGTTCCGCCGAGACAAGGTTAGAGCCGATAATAATCACAAGGTCATCATCTTGTCGGTATTGCTCCGCGATGGTCGTGTTGATTAAGTCTTGGGCCAACGAATCTAGGTTTTTGTAAGAGCTGGCAGTTTGACCCGTTGGGTCTAACTTAGCGGCAGGGATGACTTGGGCAGCTTTCTTCTCTTTTACGATTGTCAGCCAGCCTTTGTTAACGTCTTGACCCAATGGGTTGTTCGCAGGGTCAGTGACCGTGGCAATGCTTGTACCGTTGAAACCAATACGCAGCATATCTAGCGCAAAACGTTTCGCGATAGAGTTTTTCATCAAGTTAAGCCATTGGCCTTTGCTTCCGGAGTTGATCCATTGAGTCATGAGCTCCCAAGGAATATGACAACCTGAATCGGTTTTAACCAATTCATAGGTATTTCCCTCTTGGTCAACATCAACACTGAATCTACCATCAGCGCGGCCAGTCGCTAGACCATCCAAACCGACATCAATAACCTGACCTTTAATTTGCTCAACGAAGCCAGTGTGGATCATGCCAAGGAAAGCATGTGAGTGCTTCATCGCTTCACGTAGCTTGGTTTCCATAACAGGCGTGATGCTGAACATCTTAGAGCCTGCGACAGCACCAGCTGCTTCAACAGTTACATCGCAGAACTCTTGGATACATTGAGTAGAAACGGCATTTAACATTAATACATGTCCTTAGCGTTGAATTTATTTTCGTCATCGCCGCCATTGCCTTCTTCACCTGGCTTTTGGCCTGGCTTTTCTTGCTTTAGCTCTGCGAACTGTGTTTCAAGGCCATTGACCTTTTCCATTACCGGAGCAATATGCTTTTGCAGCTCTTCACTAAACTGCTGTACAGAAAACTGCTCAGGCTTTTCTTCAGACTCTTGAGGCGGCTCCGGTGCTTGAAGGTTGAACTCTTTCTTTAGTTCATCTTTCAACTCGCTTTTCATAATGCCGAACTGTTCTTGCAGTGCGGCCTTTAACTGGTCTTCAGTCACGTTTTCTTCCTCTGGTTCAGGGGCAGGTATTGGCTCTGGCTCGTCATCACCAGAATTGAAAAAGGCACTACACATTGCAAAGAAACGGTCAGTCCTTGAGTAACATTCATCAAGGTTAAGTTCTTCTAGCTGGCTACATTGCAGTTCTGTGGTTTCGCCTTCCTAGCGAGAGAATTTAAGGATTGAAGTACCAGATGATGCAGGGGAATCGGTCACGGCTATACCCATTAGATAGCACTTTCCTTGCCCTTTATAATCTGGATTAGGTTCAATGGAGGTAAACAGCTTTTGCTCTAGCTTGTTGGCTTCAAGTAAGTATTGGTTTGGTTCAAGCTTGGCGAATAAGCGCATTTTCCCATCCACTTCTTCTGCTTTCACGTCAACAACTTTTCCCCAGTTACTTCCGTAACCACCAAAGCGTTTATGTTCAGGCCAGATCAAAGCGGTGTATTCAGTCATGGCATAGCTTTCAGCAATCTGCGTTAGCCACTCACGGGTGATCTTACGACCATCAACCGTTGGCCCTTCTGTCGCTACTATTTTCCAATCACTGATTTTTGCCATTTGCGTTTTGTACCTAGTAAAAATTTGTCAGTTAGGTGTTTCTGGACTCAAACAATACGCCTATAAATACACCCTTTCAGCCACTTCAATTCTGGCCAATTCGGATACAAAGCGAATCCGAACATGGCAGAATTTTGCTATGCAATTTAGGTGGTTACCTAAGCGTATGATTGGCTTATGGCATATACAGACGAAGTGAAAGAGGCAGCGCAAAAGCTTTATTTGCGTGGTGTTCCTCCTAAAGAAATTGCAGAACAGCTCAACCTCTACAGCACACGAGTTATCTATAACTGGGCTAAAGATTTTGGCTGGGCAGCGTTGTTGGATGAGCTTTCTGCTGAGCAGATGATTAACCGCAGACTCGCGGTTCTAATTGATAAGGATGAGAAAAGTGATCAGCAACTAAAAGAGCTTGAACTGCTCGCTGGCCAAATCGTTAAGCTAAGAAAGGCAAACGCTGAAATCAAGATGAAAGAGCAACGGGCTCAGAGTTCTAGCAGCTCTCTTGCACCGGCTCGTGATTCTAATAACAGTGTTAAAGATACCCGCCAGGCGAAAAACGATATTGGACACCTAGAAGCAGCAGACTTTGAGGAATGGGTAGCGAGCCTGTTTGATTACCAACGCTTAGTGCAGTCAATTAAGAATGCCCCTAAGATGCCTCGTACCCGCAACATTTTGAAGAGCCGACAAATAGGCTTTACCTATGGCACCGCAGGCGAAGCGTTCGAAGATGCTGTGCTTACAGGTGAGAATCAAATCTTTGTTTCAGCGACTAGAGCTCAGGCCGAAGTGTTTAGAGCCTATATCATCAAAATAGCGCATGAGTTTTGGGGAATAGAATTAACCGGCAACCCAATCATTCTAAGTAACAAAGCCGAGCTGCATTTTCTATCCACAAATGCCTACTCTGCGCAGTCCAGATCAGGAAATGTCTACATTGATGAATATTTCTGGATAAGAGACTTTAAAAAGCTAAGTGATGTTGCCTCGGCTTGCGCCACACAAACGCGCTTTCGAAAAACCTACTTCTCTACTCCATCAAGCAAGAACCACCCTGCTTACCCATTTTGGACTGGTGATGCTTGGCGAGGTGAAAAAGACACCCGTAAAAACATCGAATTCCCATCGAACAAAGAACTAAAAAATGGTGGCCGCGTCTGCCCTGACAAGCAATGGCGCTACATTATTGATGTTCATGATGCTGTGAAAGGTGGTTGCCATCTCATTGATGCTAATGAACTTGAAGAAGAGTACAGCCCCGATGCTTTTCGTAATCTTTACAAATGTGAATTCGTAGATGATTCAGCCTCAGTGTTTAAGTTCACCCAGCTTGAAAAGCTCATGGTCGATACAAATACCTAGCAAGACTTCACACCGACAGAAAGCCGACCGTTTGGTAATCGAGAAGTATGGTTAGGTTATGACCCAAGTCGGACTCGAGACAATGCCTGCCTGATCGTCATCGCACCACCCATAGACAGCAAAGAAAAATTCCGTGTACTTGAGCGTCACTACTGGAAAGGTCTGAACTTCCAATATCACGTAAATCAAATCGATCAGATGATGAAGCGTTACAACGTGACCTACTTAGGTGTAGATACAACCGGTATCGGTGGCGGCGTATGGGACCTCATTCACCAAAAATACCCGAGAGAAGCTCACCCCATCCACTACAGCAATGAAAACAAGAACCGCTTAGTTATGAAGATGATTGATATTGTCGAGGGCAACCGAATTCAGTTCGACAAAGAAATCAAAGATATTCCAGCAGCATTTATGGCCATTAAACGTTCGATGACAAATGGCGGAGGAATGATGACATTCAAAGCCGATCGCAGTGAGTTGGTCGGTCATGCCGATGCATTCTGGGCTATATCTCATGCCTGTATTAACGAACCGCTCGACCATACCGCAAAACGAAAATCAACCTGGCAGATTTAACCAATGACTGAACAGATAACCGAAACAACCACAAAAGATGAAAGCTTGATGTTCACCTTTGGTGAACCTGAAATAGTGGATCGTGCTTTCACTAACTACGATTACAACGAGCTTTATTACAACGAAGATGGCGACTACTGGGAGCCGCCACTTGATAGAGCAGGCTTAAACAAGCTGACTCGAGCCAATGCTTGTCATGGCTCCATACTCATGGCTCGCCGCAATATGATTGCAGGTCGATTCACCAAAGGGGGGATGCAAAAACAGCAGATGCAGTCTTCGGTACATGATTTCTTAGAGTTCGGTGATACTGCTTTACTCAAACTGCGAAACTATTTCGGTGAGGTCGTTGGACTGTGGCCTATTCCAACCATGTATTTACGCAAGCGCAAAAACGGCAATTTCGCTTTCCTTGAGCGTGACAACAAACAAAAGAGCTACAAGAAAGAAGACATCATCTTCATCAAGCAATATGACCCTGTTCAACAAGTCTATGGCGGGCCCGATTACTTGGGCTGTGTTCAGTCGGCTTTGCTTAGTAAGGATTCAACCACGTTCCGCCGCCGTTACTACAAAAACGGCCTGCACATGGGCTTTATCTTCTATGCTACGGATCCGAACCTAAGTAAAGATGACGAAGATGACCTAAAGAAGAAGATGGCTTCAAGCCGCGGTGTTGGCAACTTCCGCTCAATGTTCATCAACATTCCAAACGGCAATGAAAAAGGCATTCAACTCATTCCAGTTGGTGATATTGCTACCAAAGATGAATACGAGAAAATCAAGAATGTTACCGCGCAAGAGGTGATCACCGGTCACCGCTTCCCCGTCGAGTTGGCTGCTATCATTCCAAATGGTGGTACACGTGGTGACCCTGTGAAATTTGATTATGTCTATTGCAAGAACGAAGTTATTCCTGCGTGCCAAATGTTTATGGATGCCGTAAACAGCGACCCAGAAGTGCCAAAACATCTACATTTGGAGTTTGATTTGGAAAACCAATCCGCTTAGGTTCTGTGAAATATTTTGCAATTTTTATTTGTGCTTTAATTTTCGTTCAGCCCTTTTCCAATAAGGGCTGAACCACTTCAAAACAGATCATCCAGACATCCAAACGACCTTCCAAAATTACGACCAAAAACACCACAACCTTTTATATTCAACAACTTACAACCCTCCACCAGATCAATTGTGATCGTCAAAATTTCAATTCTCTTCAATTTTCTTCACTCAAAGAAATTCTGATAAGCACTTTATAGGCGCTTCTACGAAGTATTTCCGGCTGGTAGACCCTTTATAGCAAAAGGGCTAAGACCAAGCTTGCGGGCTTCCCTAGCCCCTAAATTTCGTCATTTGAAAAGTGCGAAAAAACTGATCGTTTTAGCGCGCAGGCGGGTGAGGAGGAGTGCGATTTCGGTCACATAACAATGGTTTTTTCCATTGTTAGAACGATACAAAATGCATAGCAATTGCATTGGCATGGCATATATATATA